AATTAAGTTTTCAAAAAAGATTACGTCTTTTGATACTTCCGGATTTTTGTACTTAAAGTAGTTACCATCAAAGCTTCTTGCAACAAAGAAATTGAGTGTACCGGATGTAGAATAACTTGGGATAATAACTCGTCCTCCATATTCTCCAGTGTTGCAATATCCAATCCCATATTTAATAAAATCATTGTCGGAAAGTCCTCTCTCATATAAATACTTTTTAACTAAATTAGCTACCACTGATGTGGTTGAAGCGGAATATAGTGGTTGATATTCTTTCGGTAGTTCTACTATAGATAGCTGTTTATACTCTATTTGTGAACCTCTGGGAACATATTTTAATATTTCGTTTGCTGTATCCTTAGGTGTTTTTAGTTGTTTAAGAAGGGAATATATAGTTCGTCCTCTAGTCTGGCATACCCAGCATTCCCATGGGTTTTGACCTTTATCATTAGTAGCCATGTTAATTTCTAACTTAGGCTTCCTGTGATTACAGAAGGGGCAGTGAAATGCGTGATTTTCTCGAGCTCTTTTATGGGATTTACCCAAAATATTTTCAATAGAGCCCAACAGGAAAGTGTAATCCATAGGTTTTCTGTAACTAGTTATATAATAAGATAAGAAAAATAATCTTAAATATCAACTAATTTAAGATGTTTTTTCTGATTTACCATTATATTGGAAGGTCTGATATCTAGTTCATCAGGATTGATGCCGTGTTGTTTTGCCTCTCTTTCAACTGCTTCTACCCATTCTTCAGGTATAGTGCCTTTGAATTCCCCTAAGACTTCCATTTGTATAATTCCTAATTTAGGAGTTATAATCTGTACATCGTATATTTTCGCGAAGTTATTTGTTTTTTTACCTTTAAGTAGTTCAGCGTGTTCTAATTCAATTTCGTCAGTAGTTACTTTATAAACTCTACCATTAAGAAGGTATGCAGCTCCATAGTCTCCTGAACCTAAATGTTTACCGCCCTGATCTAAAAGTTTGTCTACTTGTTTTTCGAAATCAGGATCGTAATACAAAATTTCTCCTAATATTACGTGTGATAGTCTCATAAGCTTAATCTAATGAACCGTAATCACCTCGAGACATTTTATCACCAAACTCTCGAGACTCTTTGGTTTCAATTGAAATATAAATTGGATCGTTATCAGGACCTTTAGGACCAATGCCGAAATAGGAGTTGATTCTTATGCCTTCTAAATCATCTCCATTATCTCTATGATCTTTTACTACTTTACCAACTGTCATAATGACGTCACTTTTCCAAGAACCTTCTGGTTTAATTTTTTTTGAATCTGCACTAGTTTTAAAGGTAGTAGTATTAATTGGAATATTTATAGATTCTATTGTATTAGGCATTCGATCTATTGCTTTTTTAAAATCTCCAAATGTATCAGCTGTGCCTAACCAGTCAACAGAGTATTTTTTTCCGTCGATAATACTTACGCTTTTTCTAAATCCTTCAAATACTATACTAGATAATTTCATAATTAACAATTACAGCAATTACAAGAACAAGAAGTTCCGCACTTACAAGTTTTACAATTACATTTCATACCTTAAAAATTTTTACTTTCAAATTCCCTGTTCCTTTAATAAGACGGTGATATGTCTCTTTAGGTATAAATAGTTTGTTTTCTGATAATCTCTGTGGAACCTCATTGTCTAATTGAAATTGCCAATCTGTATCATGGAGAGTTTGAACTATCCTATCTTCTTTATCTCTATGCCAAACGAATTCTAAAGCAGATGTGTTATCAGAAAATTCTCTAATAACGTATTTAGCTGTAATTGTTTCCTTGTAAGGCCTATTCATAAAGTTTATTGAATACCTCCCGTTGTTACTGTAACTGCTATTTGGGTTCCGTAGGCAGTTCCTTGAGAATTAGTTGCATAAGCTCTACAGTAATAAACAGTTCCACTAGGACCTACTAATAGACTACTAGTATCGAACACAACACTAAAAGTACCGGTTGTGCCTGATGCTGTACCAGAATCTATGTTACTAGTAATAGTGGGGTTTTGGCTGGTAGAAATTACTACTCCTCTTTGAGTTATTGATGCTCCGCCATCACTACTAACATTTCCTACTACAGTTAGTGTTGAAGCGATTTGATTATTTGTAGCGGAGTTGGTAAATACAGTTGGTGTAGATGTGCTAACTTTATCGTGATCGTAGCTATAAAAGTCAGACATTGGATAAGGAGCAAATGCAGTAGGTCTATTTGAAAGACTATTAGCATTGTTAATAGTTCCTAACTGAGTGCCGGTAGATAAGTTTTTTACGCTTAAGTTATAACTAACATCTTGTGTACCAGTAGAGTTATAATTGTTGTATTTTTTTTCTCTAGCTATACCTCTAACGTTTATAGCACCTGATGATGGAACCGCCATAGTTAACCGTTTATTATTTGTTGATACCTACTTTCAGCACTATCCCAACATAGTACTTTAAAAAAATCATCTATATAATCACCTCTCTTACTTTTATGTTTGAGGTAGTATGAATGTTCCCAAACATCCATTGCAATAACTATTTCTCCTTCTCCGGACATAATTGGATTATCTTGATTTGGAGTTGAAAGAATTCTAAGTCCTGATTCATTTACAACTAGCCAAGCCCATCCTGATCCGAATTGACCTAAGCCTGCTTCTTTGAATTCCTCTTTAAACTTTTCGAAAGAGTTAAATTCTTTTTCTAAAGCTAATTTTAATTCTCCAACAGGAGTTTTTTTAGCAGTAGGGGACATTAAGTTAAAGTAAACGTTATGATTAAATACTCCTCCGGCATTATTTCTTACTTTAGAATCGTATTGATCTATATTTTCTAATATGTCTCTAATAGCACTTACAGGTTTATCTAAAGCATCATTAAGTTTATTAACATATCCTTGCATATGTTTAGAGTGGTGCTCTATCATTGTATCCTTATCTATATGAGGTTCTAAGGCATCGTAAGAGTATTTAAGTTTAGGTAACTCAAATTCTTTCTCTTCTAATAACAATTTAGATAGTTTCATATTACCAGTATCCTGAAAAGTTTTTACTTCCTCCTAATGATTTCCAATATCTCCCTATATTGCAAGACCAGTACCCTGCTTTAGTTTTATCTTTTTTTGTAGCACATTTATGTCTAGCTGCAAAAGATGCTCTTGCTCCTGGTTTATTAAACTTAACTGAAAGACCGGTATCGCCAAAAGAAACTTTTTTTACATTACCTTTTTTAGATTTAACGTAAACGTAGAATTTTTTAGAACCGCCTCTTTTTGGTTTGTTAAGTTGTACTTTTTTACCTTTATACTCTGCTTCCGGAATATACTCTACAGATGCTTTTAACATTTCAAATCCATTATAATCGTAAGTTTCATTTTGAATTTTAACGACTTTTCTGAATTTATCCATATTCATTTTACCTCCAATTGATTCTACTAATTCTTTAATTAAGTCAAAATCTATCATTTCTCCTATAGAAGATGCTTCATCTATTTTAGTTTCATCTTCTATCATTTCATCGATCAAGTTACCGATTTCAAAGATTGGATTATATTTTGGAGAAACCATTGGTAAATCTAAAGGTACTCTCATTCCATTGTAATCTCCATATTCTCCAATATCAGTAGACTCTAATAGTATACTATCCTCTTGGCTAAGTTCTATTTTACCGTCTCTCCAAGCATTTCTAGCTTCTTTAAATAGTTGTATAAAGCTATCAGAACTATAACGGTAGACATGCTCAGATAAAGTTAGCTTATTATCTAAATGGTACTGTAAAGATGGATACCCTATAATTTGTTTTATTTGTATCATATTATTTCATTTCTGGGTGAAACATAAATTTGATTATCTTAGCATCTTTGGATACCTCTTTACCATCAATTTCTATTCCGATTGGGTACGGTTTAGTTTTATCATCAGCCCAATATGCTACATCGTAACTTTTATCTTCATTACTGGTTACTAATAATCCTCTGTTGTATGTATCTTCTTCTGCTTGTAGTACAACCATTTTACCGGTAGGTAGAATCATATCCCCCATTAGTTTGATATCTCCTTCGTCGTAGCCGTCGTCGTTATACCTGTTCTCTTCTTTTAAAATGATATCGCTTAATTTCATATATTAAAATCTTTTCTATAAAATTTACCTAAAACATTGTCGTTAATATAAACGCCATCTTGCTCTAGTACTTCATTTATAAATAGGTATTTACACTCAAAATATGTTAAAAGCTTTTTATTTGGTACATAGCATAAGATTCTTCTTTCAAAATTCATTAAGTCATCTTCTTTAATTAATTTTAAAATATCTTTATGAGAACCATAATAGTCTTTCCAATCTGATTCAGTAATAACTTTCTGTTTTAATGGTACTCTTCCTCCTATACCTTTAGCTTTTCTTTCTTCCCTTAAAGCTTCTAAAGCTCTTTTACCTAATCTTTTATTACGTTCAAAAAAAAGAACTTTTTTTCCGATATACTTCTTACCTGAGGGTTTGTGTTTAGTCTCGTATATAAATCCATAAGTACCTTTAGGCATATCGTCTATGTGAGTAACGAATTTTGATTTATATGTCCAACCTGGGATTGTTACCATAAGCTTATTAATATAGTACTTTTTTTGTAAAAGAACAACTTTTACTCTATTCAGTGAATTTTTGTTCTTTAATATTGTGAGTTAAGAACCCTTCTGCGTAATAGTTATCTACTTCCTCTACATCTAATACTGCTGTTTGTATGTTTTCATCTACTCTTACTTTACTTTCTAC